CTGCAACTTGTAATGCAATTTTGTCCTGCAAGTCGCCTTCCAGATCATCTTTGTAAATGGTTTCAACTCCATTAATCGCTTTCAAAAGCTGAACAGAGACGGTGTTTTGTTCTGCCAAAGTTGTCATGCCCAAAGTTGAGTAAGATGTTGTGTTTACCTTTACTGGTTTTGCTGCACCGATTGCAACAATAGCAGCTCCATTTGCACCCCTTACGCCTTCATTCCAACTGATAAGATTTTCACCTCCGGTTAATGTCATTTCCTTCAACCCCATCAGTAACCCGGTTTGACGCAAAACATAAGACATTGAAAACTCGTCGTTTTTTATAATGCGAAAATTTGCATCATTGACGTTCATTGCCTTGAACTTGCCATTGTTTTTGATAAGAGCGCCAAGATCGTTGTTTTTTGGAACTACTTTCATATTTCCAAATTCCTTTTGTGCTTTGTCAAAAACTTTGATTGCAGCATTTAATGCAATAAATTTAGCTTCGGTAAGTTTGTCGATCACGGCGGTTTTCACTGCCACATTTTTGACATTAGCTGCTAAGTCAGTCATTCTCTGTAAAAGAGAATTTGTAACTTCAGCATTATCGACGGGTGGTTGACCTTCGCCACCACCATCGAGCGCACCGATTGCTTCTTTCAAAGAATCGATTTCAGATTGCATTTCAGGAGGAACTTCTCCCCCGTCAGGCGTTAAGGCAGTTAGCAGTAACGCCAGAAAATTCAAAAGAATTTCTTTCATTTTAACGAATTTTTAAAGTTAATATACCTATTGAATGCGTTATTGCTTAACGCCTTTTTTCTTTCAATATAATTGTTAAATACATTTATTTGCTTTGTTTGTGCTTTGTTGAAAATTGCATTTTGACCAACCAAATTAAAACCAAGTTGAGCAACGGCTTCAGAAGATGACATCCACCATTCTGTTTTAATTGCTTCTGCCATTTCTTCAATCGGCTTTCCGGTTCTGACTGAAAGATTTTTTAAAATGTTTTCGTTTTCAATCTGGTCTAACCATTCAGCATTTTTTCTTTGATCGGTTGCATTTCCTGATATTTGGTTTTCTGGTTTATGATACATGACCATTGCACCGTTATAAATATTTACTTCATCGGTTTCAGAAAACAACATAGTCGCTGCACTTGCACAAACTCCAAAAATGTTAAACGTTTTCTTTGCCGGACTTGATGCTATTAAACTTCTCATTGCGACTGCTGCGAAAACCTCACCTCCGTAACAATTGATATTTATTTCAAGTTCATCATTTTTAGAAAGCCCGCTAATTGAATCATTAACCATTGATGGTGTCACATCTGTACTTTCGATTGCTGTCGAAACAATATCTCCAAATATGTTAAGTACTTTTTTCATTTATACAATTCCCTTTCCTTGTTCTGCAATGGTTTTATAAGTTATATCAAATCCTAAATCACTTTTGACAAATTTACAAAAGTATTCCAAATATTTTGAATGATTTTCGTAAAGCATTTTATTTGCCTGTTCGTAGTTTGCGAACGTTTGACCGGATGAAGGTAAAAGAACATAAGGCACTCCCAGTTTTGAACAAACAAACTCCTCACATAATTGCTTTGTTTGAAGTATTCCCAATTTTGAAAAGTCATACATGATTGTATTGACGTTCATTTCATTGTTCATGATCATCATATTTGTTTGATGATCATTTGCGATTCCATGACTTTCGGAAATAGTTTTTTCAAGTGCCGTTCTTTCAGGATCTGTTAATCTTGTTGCTGTATTTACACCGCTTGGTGTTTTTGGGGAAAGCAAGGTCACAAATCCACTTTTACTCATTCCATTTTTTTGGCAACTCAAAGCGATATTGTAAAGCCTTTGATATGGTTCGCACTTTTGATAAATGGTTTGAGCCTCACAAAAGAAATTTGGTTCATCAAATTCAAATACTTCAGCATCTGAAAATCCTTTGACTGTAATTTTAAAACCGCTCTTTGTATAGTTGTTTGATGAAATGTAATAAATTCGACCGTCTATTTTTGCGAATACTGCAAAACCTTTCGATAGGTAATCGTTGAAAATTGCAGTTGAATATTTTGAAATGACATTGAAAAATTGAAGGTAATCTAATCGACCTACCAATGATGGATCTGTTGCCATCCAATTTGTACCGTTCAATAAATCGGTTCTATAATCTTTGACCTGTGAAAATAAATTGAATTCATCAATCCCAAACCCCAAACCAAACCGGGAACTAATAAAAGTGTTTGATTGACCAAATTGTCTTTGGTTTGGATTTCTTTTATTCGACGACCAATTAAATATTTTCATGGGTTCAAATTTAAAACTTATTTAAACAATATCAAAATAAAACTTTTAGTTGTCCAAACACCTGAATGTATGCCATGATCGCATTATTCAAACAATCGATGTTATCGTCATTATCGCAATCCAATTTGAAAGTATAGATTTGTTGAGCAAATTCTCTGTTTTGTGGAGTGTCCATGAAAAATGTTTTGCCCGTCAATACATCAAAGTTTGCCATAATCCGTTCAAACTTATCGTGTCTCGAATACCATCCATCAACCGGAATTTTAGATAATACACAATCATTATAAAACTTCAATCCATACTCCCCGTTTGTTTCAATAAATGTCCTGATGACTGGATGGTCCTTTTGCCATTGCTTTATTTTTTCAGCTATCAAAACTTTTTCAATCCGATTACAGGAAAATGAATCAATCAAATATAAATTACCATCGTAGCCAACCGCCGTTAATGTCAATGCAAAAAAGTCGCAACCTTTTGCGTTTGACGGATCTGCAAAGATTATGAAGTTATGTAGCCCCTCTGGTTTTTCATTTGTGAAATGGATATTATCAGTCGTGAAAATCTCACCTGTAATTTGTGAATAATTACCTTCACACATTACCTGCCAACGCCAATAATTATAACTTCCAACCTCAGATTTTTGTCCGGCTTCAGTCCACTTTAAAAATAAATCGATTTGAGATTGAGTTAAGAATGGATTGTCTTTCCATGTTGTTTTCAGAAAATTAGTATCTGTTATCAAATCTTTGATCCAGAATTCCCGATATGGGTTAAAGTCAAAAAACATTTGACCCCTATTATTGATCATCAACTTTTCAACCGGACTTTTATCCCAGGTATTGCATTCGTTAATGAATCGATCATCACAAGCACCTAACGAATTCACAATGTCATCCGCTTTAATGTTACCCATGATGTTAATGAATGCAAGTTCATTTCCCTTATACCTGTATGTTTTTTGAGTTGCATTGGTTTTTACATTTTTCAGGATGGGATTGAATATACTTTGAAAATCTGACATTAACCCGAAATTTTGCTGTTTTGGACTTTCTGAAAAGCATTGAAATTTTTTATTTGTCGATGTTAAAAAGTCGATCCCTATTTTTTGAAGTACTGAGAATGTTTTGCCGGATCGTTTTGAACCCTGCAGGATGATGACAGGTTCGTTACAAGTTTGATTAAAGAAATCACTGTATTTTGAAATTAACTTGATTCTCATACATATTCGATTTCAAGTTTATTGTCGGTGCCTTTATTGTGTTTTAGGATTAATCGTTTATAAACATCCTTTTGAATAAATGATCCTTTTTTAATTCCGTCCTTTTCAAGTTCATCAATCATAAATTGATCTCTATTGAATTCAGCCCGGGTTAAAGCATCATTCAATTTTTCATCCTTTGTTTGCTCGTCCCTTAATTGGTCTGGAGTCATATTTAATTCAATCGCAATATCCCGAAATGATTTTCCATTCACTCCAAAAACAATTATTTGCTTCAATATCTTATCTGTAAAATTCATTTGGTTTTAATCCCATTTAAAATCATCTACCTTCCATGTATCATCTGCCTGATCCTGATAATCAATTTTAATATATTCAAAATTTACTTTCATTTTTTTAGCTACTTCTATTTCGTTTTTTGTACCCTTACTTTGTCCATCATGTATAAATAATGCAAAATCACACCTTTTTAAAATCTCGATACTCCTATGTTCGTATTTTCCCTGAGCATATTTTTCATTATTGGCATAACATAAAATCAAAGTTATTTTATTTTCACGTGCCTTTATTCGTGCAATTTCATTAACTCCCGTTGTTTCTCCACTTGTTATTATCTCTATTGGATTTAATTTATTAATCCATTGTTGAATTAAATTTTCAACTCTTTCATCAGATAATGTCCTACTTCCAAATATTGCTAATTTTATATTCATAAATATTAATGCAAATGTAAACAATTTTTCAATTCAATTTATAGGGTTAAATTCAATGTACTTGAAAAGCAATGAATCGAAATTTTTCCTAACTCAAAACCTATTTTTCCTAAGCAAA